AAGTCTTTTTCAAATTCAGCAAACGGAACTTCAACCATTGATCTCCTTAAAATCTTTTTCAAAAATTGCCAGACCAGAATCGGTCAGGACATGGTTATACATTTTGTCAAACACAGCAGGTGGCAACGTACATACATTAGCACCATAGAGGAAGCAACGCGAGACATGGTGGACATCTCTCAAACTGGCAGCAAGGATCTTTGTGCGAACACCATGAGCACAGTACAGACCAGAGATAGCACGAACCAGTTCAACACCACTGAAGGAATTATCATTCATACGACCCACGAAAGGTGAGATATATGTGGCACCTGCTTTTGCTGCCATCACTGCCTGAGCAGCACTGAAGCACAAGGTGACGTTAGTTTCGACACCTTGAGCAGTGAGTTCTTTACATGCCTTTAGACCCTCTACAGTGAGAGGCAGTTTGATCGTAACGTTGTCAGCAATATCACGATACTTAATAGCATTGGTAAGCATCTCAAAGCAAGAGTCACCTTCTACTTCAGCAGAGATGCTTTCAAAAGCAAAGTTAGTTGCTAGTGTTTTAATGAACTCCACATAGTCTACACCGGACTTGCGAACTAGTGTAGGATTTGTAGTGATACCATCAACTAGACCAGTCTTATAGCGGTCGGCAATTGCTTCGTAGTCAGCAGTGTCTAGGAAAATTTTCATATTCAGTAGGTTGATTATACTCCGATGCGTTGCTGCATCGAAATACATTGTTCTTTCATATTATACTGGAGTTTATAGTTCTTTGTCAAGACATAATACCCATTAATGGTCACTCCATCATCTGTCCACCCGTAGGCGATTACTTTTTCACATGCTCCATCGATAGTAAAGCATTTGTTACTATGTAAGTATTCGTGATAACGAGCGTCTAGATTAATCATTAGCGTTCCTCAAAAGTGATACGGCGGACCTTGCGTTGGCGTCGTTCCTCCTGGTATTTTAGGTCATCCGGTGTCAGGATACCATGATATTTAATATTATTGTCATGTTTCGTTAGAACCACTTGACCTAGATCAATTGCTCCCACGGTATCGTCCACAACCTTCATCTGATTTGGACACCCACAGAACTGAACCTTGCTATTGCTTGTCAGTTCTTTGTTGCATAATTTACATCTTGCAGATAACATTAGTAAGCATTTAACCTCATATGAGTAATGCTCGAAGAGGGGATCGAACCCCCGACAATCTCCGTGTAAAGGAGGTGCTCTACCTCTGAGCTATTCGAGCGAGTGTCGGTAAGAGGACTTGAACCTCCACGTCATAAGACACCAGAACCTAAACCTGGCGCGTCTACCAATTCCGCCATACCGACAAGGCGTCTCAGGAGGGACTCGAACCCCCGACCAATTCATTAGAAGTGAATTGCTCTATCCATCTGAGCTACTGAGACAAAAAAAGTTAGTTGCCTAACTTATACCAGACATCCAACCAATAGGATTGAGTTGTGTGGTAGTCTTGCCATTAACAGTGGCAATATCATACATCACCTGATGTATATTTTTTACTTCTGTATAGGTATCAACAAGTAAAAGATTTTCTGCTACTGCTTGATCGTAAGCAAGTTTATATTCTTTTTGGTGGAGAGAAAAAGTAGCAGAACCAAACCAAGGATCATCCTTGAGATATATTGGTGCTGGATATGTCATGCTAAAACCATTTTTTTAGTGTAGTCATATGCATAGATTTCACGGTTGCCTTTGATGCCCCATCCCAACCAGTAGTAAGCAGGTTTCATATAGTAAGATACAGTCTGTCCACCGCCTTCAAATTGTGGGAGGACACGTTGAAAGATAGGTTCGTTAATCATCCAGCGAGTCTGACCTTCCAGACTACTGGGATCGCACACATATTTAGCACAGAAGTTACCAAGACCCTTGTAGCGACCAATACTAGTCCACTGAATCAAACCATATCCACCAACCTTACATTCAGTGTAGGATACGCGAGCACCACCTTCACAAATGTTGGAGATGAACTTACTCTCTTGCTTAATGTTACCCATGATCGTAGCAAGGGCATTACGATCTTTGATTTTAGTTTGTTCCTGAAGTTCTTCTAGAACAAACTGCTCTTCTGGAGTACAATCTTCGCATTTCCATGTGAGTTCATACTGTATAATAGGAACTTCTACAGCAGGGGGAGAATCAATCTCAGTAATAGAAGGATATGCACAAGCAGAACTAGTTAGTGTCAGTGCTGTCAATGCCAGAATTCGTTTCATCATACTCAAAATAATCTTTACGGTAGTAGCGTCCGAGGATGTTGCCATTATAGAAGGCAGGGGTGCCATCTGTCAAGCTTTCCGTCAGAACACTGTGTAAGAAGAGTTGGCGGGTCTCCTCGTAGTTGACTCGTCCTGGTGTGGTGTGTAAGGAGAGGATTTCTCTAGCAAAAGACTCCCGTCCATACTGTTTAATATCCTCTTTAAGCTCTGGACAACTTCCAAAGTACTTTCTCCAGTCACTCTCACTTGTAACTCTTCGCCGCTTGCCAGTAGTATTATTACTTCTAGGCTTTCGTTTTTGCCAGAAGTATTTTCTACCGATGTAGGAACGGTTGGTGGTGCTACAGGTAATTTTGTAAACAAAACCATAGTTGTCCCCAATAAGAGACCCGTCAAAGACGCTGCCATGATAGATCCAGGGATTTGGATACTCTTTATTTTCTGCCACATACTCATGATTTAACCTCTAATATTTATGGTTCGTCAAATAAGATCTGATTGATATAATCATTAGCCCACACGTCACCAAAATATTTGGCAAGGATGCGTCTAGTTTTGTCGTTAAGTTTTTGATTTTTACAGTATTGTATCTGCCCGTCGTATCTTAAATCTGCTCCATAGTTATCTCTATCAGATCTCCATACAGCACCAGCATATACATCTAGATATTGATCAACAACACGACAGAAAGTATTTCTTTCATCGTCTGTTCTCAGACTAGCAAACTTACAGTATGGAGAAAAGATGTTGCCCCATGAAGGTACATCCCTGTTATTCTCAAAACTAAAAAATCTACTGATGTCAGCAATATCATCATATATTAGATGACCGATACCATCTACGGGAGAGATATCTGTGATAGCAGCACTAACATTATTGTTATTAGCAACAATATCTGCGCCAAAGATTGGCAAATTAAACTCAGGATCTGGATACCAGATACAATGTAAGATATCAAGTGGTCCTAGAGTAGCAATCTCTAAGTGTACCTTGCGTAAACCAGTACAACTAAACATTTCATTATGAATGTTTAGATTTCCATCTTCAGTTTCCTTATAAACTTTTTCAAATTTATCATCAACATCTAATGGCTCTACACATGGTAGAGTTTTTTGATGCTTACGAATAATCTTAGCAAGATCGTCAATTATTAATCCCATGGGTCACGTATTTGTATTTTATTGCCTGTAGTTGAAATGCTTTTGCTAGACTTGACGGACCCCTTGAGAGGAGATCTCTCTCCTCCTGACTGGGTAGATTTGTCTGTAGGAGGTCTTCCCTCCAACCAGGTAAAGAGTAGTTTGTCACAACTGAAAACCAGCGAACGTATCTTTTTCAACATCTTGCTTAATGCTCCCAATTAAATATGATTCTACTTCTGTTTCCTGAGGAGCAACTTGCATACCTTTAGAAGATAACCAGTGCTCTGTCCATGGAAGAGGGTTATTACTAACAGGAGTATCAAAGATTGCCTTCAATCCAATAGACTTTAGACGACGATTAGCAGTCCACTCAACATACTTAGCAAGAAGTTTGTCATTAAGACCAATAAGAGATCCATCTCGGAACAAATACTCTGCCCAAGACTTCTCTTCTTCTACACACTCACGGAACATCTGATAGACATTCTCTTCCTCTTCCTTAGCAATCTCAACCATCTCAGGATCATCACCTTCCAACCACTTTTTGATAATGTTCTTGGTAATAGTCATGTGTTGACTCTCATCTCTAGCAATGAGACCAATAATCTTAGCAGATCCTTCGAGAAGTTTGAGTTCACCAAAAGCAAATGAACAAGCAAATGATACGTAGAAACGAATGCCTTCTAGAATATAGACATTGACCACAGCACGATACAATTTACGCTTGAGTTCACGAAGTTCTATCTGTGCTGTCGGAACTTCATCCAAAGCATGTTCCCATTGATTACCAGCACCCCATTCCTGTGCTGCCTGTAGAAACTCATCATAAGCACTAGTAACTGACTGTGCTCTAGCAAGAATCCTGTCATCATCTAAGATTTTATCAAAGACATCAGAAGGATCAGCATATACATTCTTGATAATGTGGGTGTAGGAGCGACTATGGATCATCTCCATGGTCTGCCAAATGTTCATGGCACCCTCAAGTTCGGGTAGGCTGCAATAAGGCATGAAAGCCATGCCAGGACCACGACCTTGTACGGAGTCAAGGAGGATTTGATACTTAAGGTTCGACGTGAAGATGTGTTTCTGTGCATCATTTAAAATTTGATAGTCAGCGCGATCTTTCTGTAGAGATACCTCTTCAGGACGCCAGAAATAACCTAGTTGTTGCTGTGTAAGTTTATCAAACACAGGATACTTAAACTTATCGTATCTCTGAACCCCAAGAGGGGGTCCAAAGAACATTTTTTGCTTGGTGCTGTCAACAATACTTGTATTGAATACTGTCATACCATCTACTTGACTACGCATTTGATTATTTGTTCTAAATTTTGCAACTGTCACAGTCTTCCTCCTCGGTTTCTAGAATTTGGGATAATAAGTCTTCGATAGATTCTTTTTTCTCCTCTATTGGTTCCTGCAGATCATCTTTGTTATCATATGTGTTTTGGTAATAAGAAGTTTTCCATCCATACTTGTAAGTTTTCAGGAAATCACCTGCCATGACAGATACTGGAACCTCATTGTTCTCATAGTTCTCTGGATTGTAACTCCAGTTGCCAGAAATTGCCTGATCAAAGAACTTTTGCATGGCAGCAACAATTTTGATGTATCCATCATTACCCTTCATATCCCATAGAAGAGTGTAGTTATTCTTGAGACTACCATACTGAGGAACGATCTGTTTGAGTGGTCCCTTTTTGCTTTTTTTAGTGGACAGAAAGGCTCTAGGTGGCTCGATTCCATTTGTTGCGTTTGACACAACGGAACTGCTTTCTGATGGCATCTGAGCAGACAGTGTTGAGTG